AGCAACCTGACGAGCGTACGAACCACCAGTGACCTCGGTACCGGCAGCACCAGTGTCATCTTCAGCTACTGTCATCAAGGCAACATAGACATCCGATGGAGCAGTGTAAGATGTTGTTCCAAGAAAATGATCAAGAAGCTTATTCTCAAGGAAATCGCTTAAATTACCAGCCATTAGTTATTCTCCTTATAATACTCTTCCAACTCTAACTGTGTCGGAAGTCTAAAGTTCTCCAAAGAAAGCAAAAAATCTGCCTCCTCATTCTCAACTTCGTAAATTCTTTTATCAGCAGTAAATTTAACACCGCTTTTTGTCACATACGCTGATCCTGTAGAAAAGAAAACAAACTTTCTACCAGAAGAAGCCTGAGCGACATTCTTTTCTGGAAGAGGAGACTTCTCTGCCTTAATAGGCTCATTGTCAACAACTTCTTGGACCACAGGCTCAACTTCGGCAGCAACCTCAGGATCAACCTTAGGAGCAGCCTTAGGAGAAGCCTGCTTTTTTGCTGTAGTCTTCTTCGAACCAGCAGCCTTCTTCGCAGGAGCAGGCTTGCTTGCTTCCGGAAGATCACCAGATTTAATCACGTTCTCACTCATAAAGACAATTCTATCATAAGTATCATTATAAAACAGAAAAGGCGGGGGATTTCTCCCCCACCAATTCCGCTAGGACTATGTAACTATAACGGTCCTAAGATCAGGCGCTGCGAAGCTTGACGTTCTTAGCGATGACGTAAGAATCAGCATTCTCAATGTTGCAAGCAACACGCATGAACTGGGTGTACTCAATGGTGTCAGTTTTCGGCTGGAACTGACGGTACACGGTGATGTCACGATGGAGACCAACCACGCGGTTATTCGGGAAGGTCAACTCAAGGTAACCGTGGGAACCGGCAGCACCGGAGTAGTCACCGGAGACAGCCTCTGGCATGAGGGGAACCTCAACCAGCGGAATACCGAACGGTGCAAGACCAGTCGAACCGGGACCGCCGTTGGCACGCATGGCACCGTTAAGGAAAGCCAAGTCACCAGTGGTGGAGCCGGGGCTTGGAGCACCAGCGGTAGCCTCAGTAGCAGAGTTTGGATTCTGCAGCGAGTAGATAGCATCCTGAACGACGCCCGGGCCGGTGAAGAACCTGAGTTCGTTACGACGCTGTAGGTACTTGTTGGGAAGGTTACGAAGAACACGGTCAAATACCGAACGTGAAACATTGTCACCAGCCTCATCAACAGTGGTGCCCGAAGCAAGAGCCAACTTCACAAAGCCGTCAAGAGCCTTGAGAAGAGCGTTGCTGGACGAGGTGTTACCGTTAATGAGAAGATCATCAAGATCGTTAGCGGTCTGGCGAGCCATAACCTGAGCGAGATGATCCTCAAGGGAAGCACCCTCAATGTTGTCCTCTAGGGACTCAGTTGAGACTTCCCAGTCAAGACGAAGCTTGACGCTGGTCATCGAAACCTTCGAGAAGGTGACGGCGGCATTGCTGCCATCGTCGGTTGCCTCGGTAGCCTTACGCATGATGCGGGTGCCGACCGAAAGCTTATCAATATCCATAGTTGGGGTACGCATACGAACAACGCGGCTGTTCTGCATGAGTACCGACTGATCAATCACAAAATCCAGAAAACGGTTGGATTGCTCAGCGTTAAGAAGACCACCAGAAGCGTTACCTACAACGGAGGTTGTGACTTCGTTAGCCTTTGCTAGAATTTCTTCTTGAGTTGCCATTTTATTATATCCTCCTAATCACGACTCATAGCCCAGAGCCTTGACTAGCTCTTGTGGCAAATAAATGTTGTTCCAGAAAGAACGGGGAGCGGACTTGCGAATCTCATCCTCACCCTCATCCTCGTCGCCGTCTGGATCGACGCTCTTCTTAACTGCACCGGCAGCAGCGAAAGCCTCTACCTTCTCAGTTTGCTCAGCGAGAGCAGCCTCGGCAGAAGCAAGCTTCTGCTCCAACTCTTCGCGCTGTACGCCTACGCTCTTGGTTACTTCTTCAATCTTAGCATCCATTGAAGCCTCAACCTCTTCCTTTAGAGAAGCGGCGAAGTCAGTCAGCTTCTGATCAATGACCGAACCCAGAGCATCCTTTAGAATATCAATATCCATGTGATCCTCCATTTGATCGTTGTCCGCCTCAACCTCAGATTCAGTTGAAGCTTCTTCAATTTCGACAGACTTTTCTACGACTGCCTCTTCGTCAACCGTTAACCAGTTAACAAACCTTTTTAGAAGAGAAAGTTTTTGTTCGGCAGAAGTATCCATCTCAGATACCTTAGCATAATTTTCATCATTATGCAAAGATTTCTCAATGTCTTCCAACGTCAAGCCTTCATCTTCAAGAACTTGTTTCAATACATCATCCATATCGAACTCCTTAATCATATCATCATTACAGGTTCCGCAACCGCAAGAACACGTAATTTCTTTCTCAAAGTCAGAATCATCAAACTTTCTGGTGCAGTTATCTAACTGACGGACTTTTGATCTTGCCCAAACCCAACCTGGAGTACCACCCCAAAGGTTCCAAGCAATTCTTCCATTTGATGGGTAACCATCTTCACCCGGATTTGCACCTTCTGCTCTAAGATCTACTTCATGTCGTGGGAAATATCTTGCAACCTTTCTGACAAACTCAGGAGATACTGTACCGCCCTGAGCAAGTCTTCTTGCTGAACCGAGGCCAACACTTGTTCCACCACGACCTTCTTCTCTTCTTTGACGTAAACCAATTTCGGCCATTCTCTTAACCGAATCAGGAATTGTCAAATTAATATCTTCACAATCAATCTTAAGAATATAATCAAGATGATCTGAAGTATCGAACTTTACAATATCAATGACAGCAGCCGGATTGGCTGGGTTGTCTACTAGACTTAGTTCGCCAAGTTCATATTTTCTAATAACATTAACCGGCTTACCACGATACATTTTGTTCGTATCAATCTGCTTTTCTAAAATCTTTCCACCAACAGAGAATGATCTCAAAGTTCCATCAAGAACCTTCTCCCAAGTGTCTTGAGCACCCTTTGAGATATAAGCTTCAACTTGCATTGCATTATATTCAGTCCCGTCTTCGCTTTTAATTTTTACGGGCTTGTAACTGATTGCTTTTCCAACAGCAATAGGAGCATGCATTTCACGGATATTTCCGGTCCAATTCTTAAAAGCTTCAACAGATGCTTCAAAAGTAATTACGTCACCGGCTTTATCAATATTGTCGGCAGTAGCGATGCCAACAACAATACGCTCCTCTCTTTTGATCATGTCAATTGGAAAAGAGAGATTAAAATCTTCCATAGTAAGAAATCATACCACAATAATGCTTTTAAAGGAATCTATACATTCATCCAAGATAGGATTTCAGAGTCAGTCGGTCCTGATTGAGGATTTACCTGAACATCACTCGTCGTACCTTCAAAATAACCTATACCACCAAGATGATCTTTAAAAAATATTTTTCCATCACGATAATTTATTGCCAGTTCGCCATGCGATAAAGAGTTGGCAAGCGGTTCACCACCAGACTTGTCTGAATTCTTTATCTTAATGACGTTAGACATTTTCTATCTCAGAAGGTTCCGCCATCAATAGTGATTCCAGTGATAGAACCTCCAGTAATAGCAACATTACTTGCGGCCTGAACAGCCATAGTATCAAGACCAAGATTAGTTCTGGCAGTAGAAGCATCCGTTGCACCAGTACCACCATAGGCAACAGCAACAGCAGTACCCTGCCAAACACCGGTTCCGATGGTTCCTACAGAAGTAAGGCTCGAAGTAACAACAGATGAGCCAAGAGTTGTATTGGACAACACAGAGGCACCACCAATATAATAAGCCTTACCAGCAGCAAGATTTAGATGCTCCGAAGAAGTCCAAGCGTCTGTTGCATCAACCCAGTTAAAAGTCTTGTCAGTAGTGCCCTTTAGAGTAATACCACCACCATCTGCTGTAGCATCGCTTGGGCTTTGGGTAGATCCAAGCTCCAAGTTCTTATCGTCAACATTTATTGTTGTTGAATTAATACTTGTGGTTGTTCCATT